GTGGTCTTGTCCTACTACATGCAAAATCGCGGCAAGATCCACCATAAAACACCCACCCACCAAATAGGAATATAGCTAGACATGCCCAGGCTTGCCATGGAACAATCTTAATAACAGCAGATATTGCACTACCAATAGTACTAAGAATTGCAGTGATTATAGCAAACATGTTAGACCTCGCCAGTATTTACCATGTGGCGTAAACTAACAATATTTTTGGCTATAATTTTTAAGAAAAAAGCACACTATTTAGTGCTTTATTAAAATATGATTCGTCATATCTATCTCTGCGCCGCTCATAATCATTATCGTCTCGATCATGTTCGGGCAGTTCCTCGTTATTTATCTTGTCTGACTGGCTGTCGAACATATCTATGCTGGCTTTATCTGATAACTTGAGCCTTGTCTTCTGATCGTTTGGCCCAATAATATCTATTGCAACGGGACCGTCTAATGAACGCTGATCGTCGCCTTCTGGTGGATAGCTTTGTTCAATTGGTCCACCTCGCACGCCTGGATCATAATAGCCAACAGATTCCCAGCCTATAATTAGTAAAACCGCATAATCTTCGGTGCGAGGTATCTTTCTTTGGTCTAGTTCGTTGCAAACAGTGATTGGCAATGGCTTATTATCTATGTCTAGCCATCCATCCTCTGGCGACCACCAAATTTCAACTTCCGTTGAACTAGATATATGCCAATCATTTTTGCTATGTCCGTACATAGACCACCTATGTCAATTTTCTAATTTGTACCCGTCTTATATTCTATTTTCACCAGACTTGACGGGCTTCAGATCAGGAGCCGATTTAGTGCTGACATCGACATCACCACCGTCTTCGAATCCCTCTATCTTTTTGCCTTTACCGTGAGGCTTCTGTGCACCCTTTTCTTTTGGTGGCTCACGATGATCTTGCTTTGTGGTGTCGTAGTCGCTCTTCTTTGGGTCTGTGATGTCCTTATCTTCCTGAATTTTCTCTTCACCCTCGACTTCTTCAGTCTCTTCTGGCTCTTCAGGTTCAGGAGTCTCACCAGTCTCAAAGTTAGGCATTTCATCGGTATCTGTCTCCGGTGCCTCTGGTTCTATGTCAATTGCTGGCTCAGTTACTGGCTTCATTTCTGAGCCTTCGTCTTCACCACCGAGATCAACACCCGACATTCCACCAATCTCGACTTGCTCTTCGCCATCGACATTAATATCACCAGCGGCATTATCGGCACCAGTGTCGATTGAAACCGAAACTGATCCATCACCGCCTGCAGTGATTGTCGCAACAGCTTCATCAAGACGCCGATCTTCTTCTTCAGTAATTGGCCGGAATTGTTCAATTCCCTCTGCTAGCCATTTTGAGAACGGAATACCATTGCCATTCTTGATACCAGCAGCAGCCAGTGCACTCTCGAAAAGATTCTCAGGAACAGGAACGTTAACGCTGCCGTCCTCACTCAAAATCACGAATGGACTAGCGTAATCAAGAATAAATCGAACTCCATCCAGATCTCCTCTCATACCCTTCCCGGCCTCATCATGTTCGAGCCATACAACCTTACGCTCTACTGATTCGTTGGTCGGTGCGGTACCACTCAATCCGGAATCGGGTTCTGGTGCAGCACCGTCAATTTCCGAAGTGCTATTACCACTTGGTTTCTTTCGTTCTGTTTTATTGAGGCTCGAACGACGAGGATTGCGACGACGCATTAAAGTACCACTCTTGTACTGATCTTCAGCAATCTTCTTGAATTCTTCGACGACACCATCAACAGTTGCGTTGATTCGATGCTCTGGGATGCGAATGCCAGACGCTCTTATTGCTTCTAGTGCTAATTGATGAACGTCAATTTCTTCAAAACCAACATCCTTTGATTCGGCCAATTTAATCATATTGGTGACGACATCAGACATCTCGTCACGCAATACTGATTTGCCGTAATCGGCACCCATGTTGCTTTCAAAATCAACTGATTCGCCCATAGCGTACGGGTCGGCACCTTCGTCGCATTCGACCTCGCACTCATCTTCACATTCCTCGGATTCGTCCTTTTCAGCCCCATCCTTTTCGCCGCCATCTTTCTCAGCAATCTTCTTTTTTAGCCACTCTTTATCCTCTGAGAGGCCAAGAGCCTTACGTGCTAAACGCTCTGATACTGGTTTGGCGGTTTTTTGCTTGCTGTCAAGCTGCATATCTTCTTCCTCGCCCTCGTCACCGAGTCCGAGTTCATCTAAATCATCTTCCTCTTCCTCGTCACCGAGTCCGAGTTCATCCAAGGCGTCTTCGTCGCCCTCTTCCTCGTCACCGAGTCCGAGTTCATCTTCACCGCCAAGATCCTCTTCGCCACCAAGTTCAGCTTCTGGTGTAGCGGCGGCAGCAGAGGTACCACCAATCTGAATCAATGGCGAATTAATGACGATATTTGGCTGGCCAGCTGTAGTACCGGCCTGCCCGAGTTCGTCACCAAGCTCTCCACCAAGTTCTTCACCCTGATCAATACCAGCATTGGTTTCGGAGCCGCCTTGTGTATCGTAGTCATTGAGCGTATCCATAGCCTCAAGCTCTTTATGAGCAGAAGCCAAGGTTTCACGAACCAGATAAACTGTAGCGTCATCAACTTCTGATTCAGACAGTTTTTCGATTAGCTCATCGACTTTTTCTTTAAGTTCGACGTCCTCTTGAATCTTGGGGCTGTCACGCAATAGCCCCAATGCTGTGCGATAAGCTTTGACCTCTTCATCACGAGGTGACATAGCCTCATTGAAGGTTACGTTGACAAATTTGTCGTAGTCGTTGTCAAAGTCTTTTGATTTTTCAAGAATCGTGATGTTTTCAAGTAATGTTGGATGCTGCGATTTAACAGCAGTCGCACGCCATTCTTTTATAATAGTATCACGATTAACTTTCAAGTTTGTGCGGTAGAACAGTGTGGCAGTATCGTTACACAACTGTTGGTTCATGACTGCTCTGGCCGCTAACGTATTCTCGACCAATGTTTGGCATTCTTTACGTGTCAACAAACAAAATTCTTGCTGCTCGGCCAAGAAATCCTTAATACCAGCGACAGCTTCAGCGATTTTGTCGCTGTTGATGAGTTTGGCTACTTGATATATCCGCTTCTGGAAGCCATCGGACTTGAATGCTTCTTTAGCTGATTCTCGCATATGAGTACCGACTACCTTACGGCATGTCCATTCACTCACAGGGAGTTTCTTACGGCGATCGCCATTAAAGGTGGCACTGACAAGTCTGCCGCTCTCTAGAACCACTGAATCAGACAAGCTTTCGACCAAAGCCTTAACAATCTTCTGCTTTTGCGATTCATTCAATCCATTCGAAACTGATTCAACGTGCAACTTGCGGACAATACCGTCGCGAGTCTTAACAATCCCAGATGTTGGAATTGTTCGCGGAGAGAATTTCTGTGCGGCAAGATTGTTGAATGTCGTCCGCATAGCCCGTTGGTCATTGGCTTCGATAGCATTTATCAAACCATGACAATTCTGCTCAAATAAAGATTGCTTTTGACCTTCAGCAATCTTCACGGGACGTACATTGGTTATGTTGATCTTACCACCACGCAAATGCTGATGGTCCGCAACATAGTAGGAATTATTGGAAGTATCTTCGATGAATAAATTACCATCATTCAGTGCCGCAAGACGCCATTTGGCACCGACGCGCTGTCCGAGTCGTTGAATTAATGATTCGTAAGTGGCAACTCTGCTTTGAGCTGAGTTGTTGATAGTTCCAAGAAATTTCCTACTGTCCATTACGAGGCATTTGGCATTGGTGGCCATGTACTAGCTCCCTATTTGGCTGCGAACACGAAGTTCGTTTTTTGCTTATATAATAATGTTTGCCTAAAGTCTAGGTGGGTAAATCATTCTGGTCGATATCAGTGTCATCAATAACAATTGTCGGCTGGTTTTTGATAACATTTCTGATTTCTACTATTGCTTCATCACGATCTTTTTTCGGAACAGACCATTCTATTAACAGACCATCATCTACAGTTTCAGCACTCTCAGAAAGTACACTATTACAATCTTCCGATTTAGCTGTTTTTGTGAGACCATCTAATTCCTTTGACTCTAGCAAGTACTGGAATGGATTCGATGGCTTGCTAATACGTTGAGACATCTTTACGATATCGGAATATCTCTTTTTCTTTTTAGCATCCCTGCGTATCTCAAGTATCACTTTCTTCTCGTCTTTCCTATTTTCTAGTTCAAACTCTTCTTCATCACCAGCTTCCTCGTCGCCGCCCTCGTCGCCTTCATCTACACCCTCATCGCCACCCTCATCTCCGACATCGATATCCATATCAACATCGGCACCCTCGTCACCACCCATATCCAAATCACCACCACCCATTCCGCCGCCACCGCCACCACCTTCACCATCCTCACCACCGCCTTTCTCCTCTTCTTCCATCTCTTCCATCTCTTGAATTTCATCTGGCGATAAGTCTGTGAATCTAGTGACGATCCAGGTCTTGGGAAACCAGCCTATTTCCTTTAGATCTGCCATCACATTAACTCTGGTAGACCAAGTTTCCATCCTATATAGATCGTCAAGTGCCGAACTGGACGCAAGTGATAAACTAAATCCCTTTATATCTTGTACTGAATATCCACGCAGAGCCAAATGGATAATTCCAATCTTTTGCAAGCTTAACGCCATTTCGGACTGTATCCATTGAACAGCCTTAGCAAATTCTGCGTCTGTTTGTGATAGCGATTTTTCATTTGGCTCGCCAGCACCTTCGCCAATACCAACGCGAGCAAATGGTATCTTAAGAGGTGATACCATTTTCTTTTTGAAATATTCAATGTCAGATATTTTATCCATGTTCTCACCACCTGGGAGAACCTCAATATCTGGCCCAGTGCCATCTGGACGCATAGGCAAGAAGAAATCATCTTCTTGAACGATTGGCGAAAATCGTTCATCGAATGTCCCGGTAGTAGGATTATAAAATCGCTGCCGTTTGAACATCCTGGCAATATTCATCAAATATTCTGGGACCTCCTTTGGAGGTATCATACCAACAGGGATTTTATATTTTCGTTTTTCTGGTCCTCTGGTAATACGATAAATTAGCGAAGCATCTTCCATAAGCCTTAGTTGCTTAAAAGGCTTACGGGAACCATCTATTACAGCACGACCATATGGTGCGTAGACTGATTCAAAATTTGTAAGCCTCATATGCATACATGACCAAGGATGCATAAAGACTGGCTCTGGATACATCTCATCTTGATAAAAGAACCCAACCAAATCACCGAATCTAGTCTCAATACGAGTAAAATTGTAAATGTTCATAAACCGCAGCGACGACACACCAGTGCGGTTTCTGTCGGTGACAACCTCGAAAGCAGCATCACCAAATTTACATAAATATCTCGCGGCTGGCCTAAGCCATCTATCAATAAGAAGTGTGTCAAAAAACAATTCCTCAAGATCTTGCTTAATTCGCCTGTTTGCAGCCCTAATTATTAAACCATGTTTATATTCTGGATCAATTAGTGAACATTCATCAGCATATAGATCTAATGCTAAACTAATCTCTCCAGTCTGGTCCATCTGCTCATAGTCTTTGTATCTCTCTAAACGATTAATTTGTAGGTTTGTCTGCTGAAGAATTGCATTTTGGCTAGAAAAGTCTAGGAA